ATTCAACGCCATTACTTCTACAGTTTCTAAGTTCTAAACTATAATCGGAACCAGGAAAAATTCGTAACCTTTCTTCAAGGCAAAAGGGTAACTTCGTGGAACTACATTCAGCGGCCATCCTACAGCAACTACCTTGTTCAACACCATGCGGAACTGGCTTTACCATCTATACGGTATGTGGTAACACAGAGTTTTGTTTAACTCCCCATTCGGCGCTCTTCTACAAAAATGTCCAGTCAAAACTTAGTTTTAAAACTATTAGGTGCCTCAGTTCAAGTCACTAATACCCTTGTACCGCAAACACTGCAAGATGATGTTCGCAGGGGATGACACAGGAATTCTTTTTGCTGATATAAGAGACATGAAGGCTATGTGCAAGTCCATGGAACAGATTGCCGCCCCTAAGCAATAATAGAGGTAACACGGCCTCGGCCTCGTTCTCAAGAAACCCGACACTCGGTATAAAAATCTCTCCATGCTATCGCGAAACATATCCTTGGTGGGATCAACACCCGTTGTGATCAGAGATATTGATAAAATACTTCTCACCAACTCCATGCAATCTCAGCGATTGACGCAGTAAGAAGTACACTTGTGCGCGGCTATGGGACTATACTCTCTCGGATTGGATCCTCTCAGCTAAAAATTATGTAAGCTCCGTCTTCAATTATCTCGAGGCGCCTCGGCAACATCTAAAGCTGTTCAGGAATAATTCTAGCGGGACCGAATTTACAAACTCGGAGCAAATGGGGTCAAATACACTTACGCTTAATGTGCTTAAGTATATAGAATACCGACGTCTCGATACATCCAGCTTGTTTAGTCTCTTCACATCCACAACAATAAAATAACATTCGATATGAGTTATTTTGACCCGCCCGGACCGTCCAAAAGGTATATATTCGGAATTAACTCCATTCAACGAAGAAGGGTCGCTTTCAAAAAGAAGAAAGGATAATGTTCGGAAAAAACAGGTGGAAATCTTCTAGAGATACAATAGAAGAAGACTTCGGCTCTTTCAAGATGGCTCACACCCCCTCTGTAATTCGATGCTCTTGGCAAAATCGTCACTCATCACGTGGAAAAGATCTAAGTGATACTCATCGAATAATCTCAATGTTGATTGCTGCCTCCCTTAGTCATTTCCCTACACCTCTCACGCTTTCGTCTTTTC